GCATATCTAAGATCACTTGTTAAAGCTGGAATGACCGATCCATCAAGATGTAAAACAATAGGAAGCATTGCTACAGCCGACGGTGGCGTTCCACTATATGTTGCAAGATCCTATCGTAACGTAGTAAGTCTAACTACAGAACTAATATTTGAAGTATTCGTAGGTTTTTTTACAGCTGCGTCTACACCAGCGGCTTATGCATTAGCAAGTGCTCTTTTTATTGCATTAGGAGTATCAAGCGGCGGAACAACCGTGGTGCTGTCATTGATTGCAGGCGGTGCTTGGCTAATTGGAGGTCCAGAGTTAATACGTAGATGCATGAATGCTCTTGGCGTACAAGAAAAACTAGAAAATTTTGTCGGTAGCACTTTTCTTGGCTTGGAACAATCATGTAGATGGGCTAGAGCTTTAGACAGGATACAAGAACTAGGCAACCAATTTGCTGACGGGATTGGCAGTGCCTCAACAACGGCAGGTATTCCAGATTTTACTAGTGGCATATTTGGCGAAAGTGCAACAATAGTTGAGGAAAAATCTAGTAGTGCTATTAAGAGTGACTTAGAAAAAATAATTAAAAGTGATCCTGAAATATTAGCAGCTTACAAAAAAGGTAAAAAACTATTACCTAAATTTAAAGCTAAATTAAAGGCAGATTAGTTTTTTCAGTAGTTTCGATGTTATCTTTGATAATTTTGTTATAAATTTCTATATCATCATGACTTAAACTATACATTAGTTCTTTGTAAGAAACAGACCCTCTCATATACCAACCTAAACGATACCTATCATCTTTGATTTGTTTGATATCGTTTTCAAGTTGTTTGATCAGATTTAATTGATCAGATTCCTCGAGTGTAAGAATTGTAGTCCGAAAAAATTTGAGTAGTCCAGATCGATTTGTGACTTATATTTGTGTCCACACTCTTCTGCGCCACACACTACTTCTAAGTTAGGTAACTTCCACTGATTACTTAAATCAAAAATATTTTCTTTTAATTCTTTATAAAATCTAGTATCATTTGTTGAAATAAAATCTTTAATTAATTGTGCATCAGTTTCAGTATTTGCACTATTATCGATTGATTGAATGTATAATACAGCAGTGCTAAGATTTAACTCGTTCATTTTATTATATATTTTTTGAGTTTCGTTGTCTCTTTGATTATCTGTAAAATCTTTATTTTTAGCAATTTGTATAATTTGTCTTTCTAAGGTATAATTTTCAATAGCAATATCTGACATTTGTTTGTAAGTCAACGGCTTTAGTTTAAAAGTAAGATCGTCAATTTTAAAATTATTTTCAATTTTGTAATTATTAAAATTTTCAATTAAAGATGTTAAACTAAGAATACTATCATTGTCATTACTACAACTAGGGCAAGTTGTTTTGACAGGAAGATCGTCAGTATATGTAGCAATACGTATTGCTACTAAGATATAGTCAATATCAAAACCTACTAATTTCCAAGGATCTGTAATGTCTGGTATACAACTTTTTATGACTTCTGCTGTTGCATTGCCTGTAAATAATGCATCAGGTGTTTTAAATAGTATCTCATCCATAGCGTTCATACCAAAAACAGGTATTGAAGAAAACTTATTATCAGCTATTACTGTGTGATCATAGAAATGACCTTGGCTAGGCAAGTCAATAAATAATTTAGGCTGTCTTTTATAATCTTGAAGAAAACTACTCATATAATCCTTTCCGATAAATACTAATAACTAACATACTATTATTTATGCTTTATAAAGTATGCATATTATAAATTGGAAACAAAATGGCTTCAGATGACCCAGTAAGTGAATTAACAGTAGGACAACTCCAAACCGCATTAGTTGGAGCATTAAAAAAATCAGGGATTGCCAAGAGCCAACAAACATCATCTAGTGGTGGTGATGGCGGCACCGGCGGTGGCAGTAGCACTGACTTTGGAAAAAGCGTTAACAACGCCACTACTGCAGCTAGTAATTTTACTAAGTTTTTAACTAACCAATCATCAGTTGTAGAAAATATGAAAAGCCAGGCAAGTGTCTTGCCGCCGATATTTAAGTCATTCGGCAATTCAGCCGCTGATTTTATTGGTTATTTAGATGATACACAACGTACATTCCAATCACTTTCAAAAGTTGGTGCTGGATTTAATGGTGACCTAGGAGCTCTGCGGGCTGCAACTGCAAACACTAGAATGACATTAGACGTATTTGCAAATATGGTTGGAAATAATGCACAAAATTTAACTGTTCTTGGAGGAAGTGTTAACCAAGGTGCTAAAAGATTTTCTGAACTATCAAGAGTGATGTTTGAAGACGGTAAAGTTATTGCAGGTATGGCAAATTTAGGTTATAGTTTAGAAGAATCTAATGAAATGCTGTTGACCAATGCTAGTTTACTTGGTAGACAAGCTATGCTAACAGGAATGAGCGACAAAGCGGTTACTCAAGCAACATTAGATATGGCTCAAAATATTGCTGTAATGGCCGAGATAAGCGGTGAAAGTGCTGAAAAACAAAAACAAGACCTAGTTGATTCGCAACGTGATGGTAAGAATATTGCTGCAAACAGACGTATGGAAAATAGAGGCATCCATGATGCAACTCAAACAATGAATACAGCGTTGGTTTCTTTAGGACCATTAGGATCAGCAGCAAAAGCATTTGCACAAGACATGAATCAAACCGGCGTGCCGATGAGCGACATGACGAAAAACTTTAAACTAATGCATCCTGAAACTGCTGCAAACATCGAAGCAATGCAAAGAGTTAGAGAATCTAACATGACAACAGCACAAAAGAACAAAGAAATTGCTAGACTGTCAGACCAAGCAAAAGCTGCATTTGCAGAAGAATCAGTTGGTGACACACAATTATTTGCTGCATCAGTTGGCCAACTTAATTCTATTGGTGAATCTCAAGCTAAAGTTATTGCAGAAACTAGAGCATTCACAGAAGGTGTTGAAAAAGTACAAGCAAGAATGCAGGCCGCTGGTGAAGGAACTGTTAGCACCGCAGAAGCAGCTAAAATTTATTTAGAAGAAGCTAGAAATGTAGTAAGGGCTCAAACAGGTGGCGGCTCTGAAGGACAATCAATATCTAGAGAGTTAAACAAAGCTACAATTGAGTTAGCAAATAGTGCAGCAGATGTGCAAGGTACTGTAGCAAAAAATTTATCAGCAAATACAGTATTACAAAACAACATAGCAGAAGGTATTCGGGCTACAGTAGAGATTACAAGGCAATTAAGAGAAAGTTTTGATCTTGGTAATTTTATTGGTGATGATGCTGAAATGAATCCAATATTAACAGATAGAAATAATTTTACTGAACTTTTTAAAGGCGTAACAAATGGTAATGCAATTCGTGTAACACCAGTTGACGTGTTAGATCAAGCACGAGATGCAGACAAAAACGATTCACAGAATTCAGTTAGTACATCAGAACAAGGAAGTAAAGCAATCGGTGGCGGCGTAATGGAAAATGTTGCATACAAAATTGGTGAACTCGGACCAGAAACGTTTGTGCCTAACATGGACGGATCAATTATACCAAATATGAAGTCAATGCTGAATAGAATGCCAGATATGGCACAACAATTACAAGATCAGATGGCAACTATGGGTGCTCCTATGACAGAAGCGGCTAAAACAGCTATGGCTACAATGCCGCAGGGCGGATCTGTAGAAGAAAAACTTGACATTCTGAACCAAACCATGTTACAATTAGTTAATATAAATAACATGCAGAAAGATATTGGAAATAAACAGATTAGAACAATGCGCAGTGCGGGCAATTTAATGAGCGGATTAGGAAGAGCATAATATGAGTTGGAAAAAATATTTTACCCCAGTGCCCACAGGCGACAATCTAAGCGGTAGCTACGGACCAATAAGCGGAGGCGGTGCAAACGGTCGACCAGGTCCTGCAAGATCAAACTATTCAAGTTACTTACCAGATGTATACGTAGGTAGCCCAAATAGAGTTGAACGCTACGGACAATATAACACAATGGACAACGACAGTGAAGTAAATGCTGCACTTGATATCCTTGCTGAGTTTTGTACACAAAAAAATGATGAAAACGGAACTAACTTTAATTTTCATTATAACAAAGCAGCAACTAATAACGAAATTAATATTTTAGGTCAGTACCTAAAACAATGGTGCAAAATTAATAATTTTGAAACACGTATGTTTAGAACATTCCGTAATGTATTCAAATACGGAGATGCAATATTTCTAAGAGATCCAGAAACAAAAAAATTATTTCATGTTGATCCTGCAAAACTTACACGTATTATTGTAAATGAATCAGACGGCAAAAAGCCTGAACAGTACATTATCAAAGATGTAAACTTAAATTTCAAAGAAATGGTTGCAACATCACCGCATATTACAAACGGTAACATAAGTAGTCCTGGCGCAAGTTATCAAACTGGCGGAGCAAGAGGAATGACTGGCGGTGTTAATGTACCACCAGGTTCACGTTTTGCTATTGAAGAAGGCGAAGTTGCTGTCGACGCACAGCATGTGTTACACCTAAGCCTGTCAGAAGGATTAGACAATAACTTTCCTTTTGGTAACTCATTATTAGAAACAATATTTAAAGTATTCAAACAAAAAGAATTACTCGAAGATGCTATTATTATCTATCGTGTACAACGTGCGCCTGAGCGCAGAGTATTCTACGTTGATGTGGGTAACATGCCATCACACCTTGCTATGCAATTTGTTGAACGTGTTAAAACGGAAATCCATCAAAGAAGGATCCCATCAGCGACAGGTGGAGGCACAAATGTCATAGACAGTTCTTACAATCCTCTGTCAATTAACGAAGATTACTTTTTCCCACAAACAGCAGAAGGTAGAGGATCTAAAGTTGAAACACTACCAGGCGGAACTAACTTAGGAGAGATTGATGACTTACGATATTTTACTAATAAGCTCGTACGCGGTTTACGAATCCCTAGCAGCTACTTGCCTACCGGCGGTGATGACGCAACTTCATCATATAATGATGGTAGAGTAGGTACAGCATTTATTCAAGAATTGCGTTTCAACACATACTGTGAACGTTTACAAGGTCTTATTATAGAAGACTTTAATCAAGAATTTAAAAGATATCTATTAGAAAAAGGTGTAAACATTGACACAGCAATGTTTGACTTAGAATTTGAACCACCGCAAAACTTTGCAGCATATAGACAATCAGAACTTGATAATGCTCGTGTTCCAACATATACACAAATGAGTGCTATACCTTATATTTCAAATCGTTTTGCAATGAAACGATTCTTGGGCATGAGTGCTGAAGAGATTGCAGAGAATGAACGTATGTGGCGTGAAGAAAATGACGAAACATTAAATCAACCAGCAGCAGATGCAAGTGCAGAAATGCGTGGAGCAGGAATTAGTTCAGCAGGCATTAGTGCTGACATTAGTGGAGCAGAGGATATTGCACCAGATGACGAAACAGCAGAAATTGGCGCAGAAGCAACTCCACCTGAAACAGCAACAGGCGGCGACACAGCAGCACCGGGTGCACCGGCAACTGACCAAACGATATAAATAGTATTATGATATTAAGAGAATTATTTTATTTTGATAAAGAAACAATTGAGCCTGTAGACGACAATCGCTATGAGCCCGAATATGATGATTCAATTGTCAATTTTGACGATACAAGAAAGACAAGACTCACCCTACGCCAAATTAACCGTGCAAGGAAAGCAAGCGAGCTACATACAAATGAGAAAGCTGACGAATTAGATTTTGTTAGACAGATGTATGGGATAGCAGCGCAAGCAGCCGCTGCCGGTGTTTAATGGCAAAATTAGATAAGACCAAATATTCAAAAGAAGAAGCAACACGTTTAATGGAGATTAGACGTTTAGAAAAAATGTCTGACGACAAAAAAGAACAGTTTGCTAAACGTGCTAAACCAATAAACTTTGCACATCAAGAAATAGTAGACGAAAGTAGATTTGCTCACAATCAAAATACAGCATTTGTTTTAGGTAACGGTTTAAGTAGAAAAAGCATAGAGCCCGAAGAGCTAAAAAAGTACGGTCCGGTATATGGATGTAATGCTTTGTATCGAACATTTAGACCAGATTACTTAGTTGCGGTTGATGTTAAAATGATTTTAGAAATTAATAAATCAATGTATCAACATAAAAATCAAGTATGGACAAATTATAATAAGTCCTACGAAGGTCTTCAACATTTTAATTATTTTCAACCAGGAAAAGGTTGGTCAAGTGGACCAACAGCATTATGGTTATCAGCACAACATCGACATAAAACAATTTATATACTAGGCTTTGACTACAAAGGATTAAAAGACGGTATGAAGTTTAATAACTTATATGCTGATACTCCTAACTACAAAAAGTCACAAGATAGTGCTACATTCTTTGGAAATTGGTTACGACAAACAACTAGTGTAGTAAAAGAACATGAAAAAACTGAGTTTGTAAGGGTAATAGCACCAGATAATTATTGTCCAGAGGAACTAAATAAACTTGAAAACTACAACACAATTACTGTTCAAGAGTTCAAAAATCGGTTTGTTTTAGCCTGATTTTTTAAAAACGGCTCGTTTTGAGCCTATTTCTACACACTTTTCTCTATATACGTTAAATACAAAGGACAGCCTTACCATAGGTACAACAATTTATAGGAGAAAATAATGGCGAGTAATAAATTTGAAGAAATGCTCGAAAAGCTAGTCAACGAAGACAAAGCTGGAGCAGAAGAATTATTCCACGAGATTGTGGTTGAAAAATCAAGAGATATCTACGAAGGACTATTAGAGTCAGATCTAGAAGTTGATGAAACTACAGATGAAGAAGTAGATGAAGCATCAGACGAAGAAGTAGATGAAGCATCAGACGAAGAAGTAGATGAAGCATCAGATGATGACAAAGAAGAAGCTACTAACGAAGACTTTAACTTAGATGAGTTTGAAGTTGAAGGTGGCGATCCAGCTGATGACATGATGGACAAAATGGGCATGGACATGGACGGTGACGCAGAAGGCGGCGACATGGATATGGATATGGATGCTGAAGGTGGCGAAGGTGACGTAGAAGATCGTGTTGACGATCTAGAAGTTGCTTTAGATGATCTTAAAGCAGAATTTGAAAAAATGATGGGTGACGAAGACGAAGATGCTGGTGACGAAGGCGACATGGATATGGACGCTGACGGTGACGACGAAGCTGAAGAAGAATCAGTAGCGTTTGAAGCAACTGACGAAGAAGTCGACGAAGCATCAGATGAAGAAGTAGATGAAGCAGCAGACGAAGAAACTGATGAATCATCTAAATCAGAAGCAGAAACAATGCGTGAATATGTTGAAAAAGTAACAGCTAAAATGGGCGACAACGGTGCAAACACTAAGTCAACTGTAGCTAGTGCAAATGACATGGGCGGAACTGCTTCAAACTTGGCGCAGAATGCAGACGGCGGAAACGGCGGAACAGAAGGCGGACTAGCAGGAACATCTCCAAAAGATGAAACAGCTGGTAATGTTAACGTTCCAGGCGGCAAAGCATCAAAAAGCATGAAAGCACAGCCAAAAGGCCACGGCGCAGAGAAAAAAGGCGCAGGCGAAAGCGGAGCAGATAGTAAATCAACTATCGGTTCTTAAGGTTAAGGAACTTTAAATGATAAACTTACGAGAGCATCTGACATTCGACCAGGCTAATATAGTCGTTGAGTCTACCGATAACGCCAATGGGGGCAAAGATCTTTATATGAAAGGTATTTGTATACAAGGTGGAGTGCGTAATGCAAACCAACGTGTATATCCTGTAAACGAAATTGGTAGGGCTGTCAAAACTCTCAATGATCAAATCCAGGGAGGATATTCAGTTCTCGGAGAAGTTGATCATCCAGAAGGACTTAACATTAACTTAGACCGCGTGAGTCATATGATCCAAGAATGTTGGATGGATGGCGCAAACGGTTATGGTAAATTAAAAATTCTACCAACTCCGATGGGGCAGTTAGTTAGCACTATGATACAAAATGGTGTTAAACTAGGTGTTTCATCGCGTGGTAGCGGCAATGTATCAGAAGACGGCGGCAACGAAGTTTCTGATTTCGAAATAATCACTGTGGACGTTGTGGCTCAGCCTAGCGCCCCTGGTGCGTATCCGACACCAATTTACGAACATTTAATGAATGCACGTGGAGGAATGAAGGCATACGAACTTGCACAGGCAACTAAACACGACACAAAGGCACAAAAATACTTAAAAGAATCTCTGATTAATATAATCAGTAGACTCCAATAAAAGGAGAACATAATATGTTGGACGCACTTAAAACACTTTTTGAAAACGATGTAGTTTCCGAAGAAGTACGTGCTGAAATCGAAGGCGCTTGGGAAAGCAAAATCAAAGAGAATCGTCAGCAAGCAACTGCTGAACTTCGCGAAGAATTTGCTAAGAAATATGAGCATGATAAATCAACTATGGTTGAGGCTATCGATGCTATGATCTCAGAGCGTTTAGCTGAAGAAATTGCTGAGTTTGCAGAAGACCGCAAACAACTAGCTGAAGCTAAAGCAAAATATGCTGTTAAAATGCGTGAAGACGCAAAATTAATGCAAAAATTTGTTTTAGAATCACTAAAGACAGAAGTTTCTGAGTTACATGAAGATCAAAAAGCAATGTCTGATAAGTTCAGCATGCTTGAGAACTTTATTGTCGATGCACTTGCTAAAGAAATTGCAGAGTTCCACGAAGACAAAAAAGATTTAGCTGAAACTAAGGTCAAACTTATAAAAGAAGCTAAAAATAAATTTGCTGAAGTTAAGACTAACTTCATTGCGAAAAGTGCCGATAAAGTATCTACAATCGTTGAAAACACTCTTAAGGGTGAGATTAGCGCATTAAAAGAAGATATTGAAGAAGCACGTAAGAACGATTTCGGTCGCAAAATGTTTGAAGCATTTGCATCTGAGTACGCAACAAGTCATCTGAATGAAAATTCAGAAGTTGCAAAACTTATGAATGTAGTTGCAGTTAAAGACAAACAACTAGCTGAAGCAAAAGCATTTGCAACAAAAGCAAAAGTTTTAGCTGAGTCTAAGGCGAACGAAGTTAAGCGTATGGCACAAATCGCTGAGCGCAAAGAAACTATTGATGGATTGTTAAGCCCACTAAACAGAGCAGAACAAGAAATCATGACAGATTTACTGGAATCAGTACAAACAAACAGACTACAATCTGCATTTGACAAGTACCTACCGTCAGTAATTGATGGTAAATCTCCAGCGAAGCAGAAGGCAGTAATTACAGAAGGCACAGAAATCACAGGCAATAGAAAACAAACTAACGTTAGTTCAAAGCAAGACGATAATGTCGTTGACATTAGACGTTTAGCTGGTTTAAATTAAGGAGAAAACTATGTCAGAACTATTAGAAAGTCGCTGGCTGGATACGAAGAGCGCACTTCTTGAAGGCCTAGCAGGCACAAAGAAATCTGTAATGTCAGCTACACTGGAAAATACACGCAAGTATTTGTCAGAAACTGCAGGCGCAGGTGCAACATCCGCCGGTAACGTCGCAACTCTTAACAGAGTTATTTTACCCGTCATCAGACGTGTAATGCCAACAGTCATTGCTAATGAAATCGTTGGTGTTCAGCCTATGACTGGCCCAGTAGGGCAAATTCACACACTACGTGTTCGTTATTCGGATACAGTTGGTACAGGCGCAAGCGGTACTGTAGCTGGTGAAGAAGCACTATCACCGTTCAAAATTGCTGAAGCGTACTCAGGTGCGACAGCAGGAACAGCGGCAAACACAGCAGCACTAGAAGGTGAAGCTGGTAACAAAATGTCTATTCAGATCTTAAAACAGACTGTTGAAGCTAAATCACGTAAGCTATCAGCACGTTGGACTTTTGAGTCTGCACAAGACGCACAATCACAGCATGGTATTGATGTTGAAGCAGAAATTATGGCTGCTTTAGCTCAAGAAATTACAGCTGAGATTGACCAAGAAGTACTTGGTTCACTATACACATTAGCAGGAACAGCTGAAGCAGATACTCAGTATGATCAAGCTGGTGTATCAGGAACAGCTACTTTCGTAGGTGACGAGCATGCAGCATTAGCTGTTATGATCAACCGCGCAAGTAACAAAATTGCACAACGTACACGTAGAGGCGCAGGTAACTGGGCAGTTGTAAGTCCGTATGCATTAACAGTACTTCAATCAGCAACAACTTCAGCGTTCGCAAGAACAACTGAAGGCACATTTGAAGCTCCAACTAATACTAAAATGGTTGGTACTTTAAACAATGCAATGAAAGTATATGTAAACACATATGCTGCTGATGCACAAGACGTACTTGTAGGTTACAAGGGATCAAGCGAATCAGACGCAGCAGCGTTCTATTGCCCATATATCCCACTAATGTCAAGTGGCGTTGTATTAGATCCAACATCATTCGAACCAGTTGTGTCATTCATGACTAGATACGGATATGTTGAGCTAAACAACACTGCAAGTTCATTAGGTAACGCAGCAGACTACCTAGCTCGTGTTAGCATTGCTAACGTTAGCTTTAGCTAAGTCTTAAGTTACAAAATACAAAATAGGCGCTACGGCGCCTATTTTTTTGACTAAATTTTCTGGTTGACATTTTGTTTCAAATAAGGTATAACTTAATATAAACTATAAGTTATGAAACATAAACATTTAATAGTACGAGCAGAAGTAAGTAATCCTCCAATATGCGAACAAACTATTACTGATTGGGCCTCTAATTTAATTAGAGACATTGGTATGAAGATTATGATGGGACCTTATGTTAAGTATTGTGATATGAAAGGTAACAAAGGATTTACTTGCGTTACCATCATTGAAACATCACATGTAGCAATACACATATGGGACGAACAATCTCCAAAACTAATACAATTAGACGTCTATACTTGTGGAGAGTTAGACACACGAATAGTATTTGATGCGTTAGATAAGTTTGATCCAGTAAAGATTGACTTTAAATATTTGGACAGAGAAAACGAATTTATTCAAGTACTAGATACTAAATAATAATACAACGTTCAGGCAATTAGCCCGGAAGTAGCATTAGCGAAGGAACGCACTTAACTTTAACGAGGAGAGTGTCATGAATCATAAAGACTTCGAAATAGCTCGCAAAAAGAGAAAAACGGAACTAGCACATAAAGCAATAGTACGCAAAATGGCTGAAAATCGTTTATCTAGACCAAGAGCTGAAAAGAACATACTTAGTACAGACCCTAGATTACAAAAAATTTAATATTTTGGTAAAAAAGAGGTTGACTTTATATATAAAGTCTGTTATATTAAGTACATAAGCAACAAAAAAGTAATTAATTTTTGTTTATAGTGCAAGGAAGAGGCTCCTACCAAAAGAGTCGAACTTGACTGTCCAGGGGTGGTACCCAGGCTTGGTAGTAGAAATACGCTGAGTCACATCGCACTAACCCGCGGGGACAGGTTGTACGGTTTAGAAATGGTATTTCGGTCCGTGCTTGTAGGTGTACCCAAGTCCTACCTATTTTGCTTATATTTTAAAAAGACTCTTCGGAGTCTTTTTTCTTGACTTAAAATCCTTTATATTGTATTGATGATAAATACTTGTGTCAGATAGTGTGCCGCAAGGCGGACTTATGCTGTACCCACAGCGTAGCCCATAGAACGGGCATAGGACTACTATTATAGGAGAAAAAAATGGGAAGACCACTTAATAAAAGATTGTTTGGTGTAGAAGGCGTAGGCCCTACAGCAGGCGGAAACGAAATCAAAGTAAACTTTCATAACAACACAGCAGTTAAAGAAGGCTATATTGTAAAGCAAGTAGGCTCAAAGAAATTTGTATGTGAAGAAATTGAAACAGCAGGACTATTTACTTGTACGCTAACAACTGGTAAATTACCAGCTAACTTGGTAGCAGGTGAAATGTCAATTTCATTCAAAATGGACGATGCAGAAACATACACAGTAAGTAAAATTGCTGGACGTAAAGTTACTTTGTCAGCACCAAGTGGTACAGGTACTAACTTGTATGACGGCAAAAGTGTTCCGTGGAACTTTAGTACATCTGTAGCAGATGGCGCAGCACAAGTTGAAGAAGCTGGTGATGATAACACATTAATCGGCGCAGATGACGACGACTTTACAGAAGACGCATAAGGACTAACTTAATGGAACGACCAGTAAATGTTTTTTGGAATTTTTATAATCTTCTAAAAGATTTGGTCGTTTCTGTAAAACTAGGAAGCTCTAAGGCAACACCGCATGGTAGTGTTTTAGAGCAACTTAGCGATACAAAATTTAAAGTTACTGATAATAAAGGAAATGAAGGAGTATGCGAACTAGTTAATAAAAGTACAAACGATTTAGATGACAATGAAATGTCACTAATAGGTATTGTATTACATAGTTCAGCATTTGTTTATATTGCTTCAATTGTTAATAACTTAATGATAGATTTTAATAACAGTGAATATAGTTGGGACATACACAATGACTCAACAACAAATGTATTAATGTTAACAGGGAAATAGTAAATGTCAAAGATAGATAAAGTAACCGGAGGCAATTATAAAATTGCAGTTAGTAATGGTGCATCAGGTACTATTACTCTAGACACTACTGACGGTGCTTCTGCTGTTCAAGGAACTGTTATTGTCAATGGTGATCTTGAAGTTAGAGGAACACAAACAACAGTTGAGTCAACAGTTACAACTATTGCAGACAATATTATTACGTTAAATGAAGGCGAGTCTGCAGCAGGAATTAGTGCTAGTAATGGGTATATTGCAGGTATAGAAGTTGATAGAGGATCACTGCCTACAGCAAGAATTGTTTTCAATGAACAAACACAATATTTTACAGGCGGAACAAGTGGTAATGGAGCATTTAAATTACAAGATGCAACCGGAACAACTTTACCATTTACAACAAATAGTATAAACGCAGAAGGAGTGTTATATATTACAACTCCTGCAGCAAGTATTGATGTTAGCGGTACAGTAAACTACGAACGTAATATTTTTGAATATGCATTTAATGCTGTTGCAAACGATTTTATTATTACCGATCCTGGAAGCGGTAATGTATTAATAAACAATGATGGATTGGTTAATGCAAAAGGTGTTAAAGATTATGTAACATATGCTTTTTCAAATACACTACAACCGGGTATTGCTGATAATGATACAACATTAAGAGCATTAGATGAATCTACAACAGGTATAGAAAGTACAATTGAAGTAAAAGTCGACAACACGCTAATTGCAAATATATACTCTAATAGATTAGAACTAGCAGATTTAAAAATACAAAAAAATGAAATATCAACTACAATATCAGATGATAATTTATTTTTATCAGCGCCAGGAACAGGATCAGTTACAGTAAAAGATACGTTTGTAATGACCGGGTCACCATTTGACGATGACTTATCAGCTAGTCCGGCAGCGCCTGTTAGTGGAATTAAATTATTTTCAAAAGATACCGCCAACAGCGAAGGTAATGTTGGTTTGTATTATGTAAATAAAAACAATGTAACAGACGAATTAGTAAGTAGAAATAGAGCACTACTGTTCGGAATGCTCTTTTAAGGAAACAATATGGCAATCACAAACGCACAATTAACAAACACACAACTAGATGTTATTACAGTACCAGCAGGAAAAAGATATGCTATTACAAATATAATGGTATGTAATAATAACAGCGTTGACGCTGCAAATTTTGATTTACACTTTCTTCCTAGCGGAGTAGCATTAAACAATGCTATAACTAGAATTGTAAACAACTTAGTTTTACCAGCAGGCGAAACGTTTACTTTTGACTCAGAAAGAATAGTATTAGAAGAAGGCGACATAGTTAGCTTTGTTGCAGCACCTGACATTGGTGCAAACTTAACTAATCTTTCTGCAACAATAAGTTATTTGGAAGTGTAATAATGAGACTAATGAAAGCTCAAAATACAAACAGTAGGACCATTTATGGTAATGGTGTTCAGTATGACATTAACGGACAAGTAGTTATTGAAAGTACCAATACTATATTAGTGCCTAAAGGTACAGAAGCACAACGGCCAACAAGTCCTGTTAACGGGCAGATTAGATATAACACAGATGATGATCAATTTGAAGCATATCAAAACGGTGCTTGGCGAGAATTAAGATTTAAAGAACCAAATCAAGATCCAGGTATAACACAACAAAATTTAGGTAATGGTGATGCTGTAGAAACAGTATTTGGACCATTAGCAAGCGGTGATGCAGATTTTCCTGTTCCTGCCGCGGCGCAGAATGTTTTAGTATTTGTTGAAAACGTATTTCAAGTAGCAACAACAAACTATACTCTAGAACAAAGCTCAAGTGGTAATCTTGCTGGTCCTAATTCGCCATACGCAGACGGATGGTATTTAAAATTTGCATCTGCTCCAGATCTAGCAAAACCTATTACTGTACTACATAACTTTGACAAGTAATCCAATAAATACTACTGTATAAGGAGACATCATGGCAGTAGGTAGAATATCTGGACCGTTATTAGCAGCTAATCTTGAACGTAACGGAATTAACTTAAATGTTAAAAATACATTAAGTGATACATCTCTCCTTCATTTAGATGCAACAGCACTTAAATTAGGGTTTAATACTGATGTAACTACAGACGAAATACAAGTATCAGGCATGTCTCAAATGCCTAGCATGATTGCATCTACAGAATTAAAGATTGGTAATTTAATTTGGGGAAACGGAAGTAATATTAATTCCTTAGACTCGCCAATAGTATTACAAGCAGCTGTTGGCGGAAGAATAAATCTATCAGGGTTCGCAACAGATCAAATTGAAATTAATGATAATAGTATTAAAAGTTATAATACAAATTCAAATATTGATCTAAGACCAAACGGCACAGGTACAACAGAAATACCTACTAATTTAGAATTATTTGGAAGTTTACATTCACAATCTAACATTACTTTTGATGGTAATATTACAATAGGTAGTGATGATGAAGATACATTAGTTTTAAACGCAGAAATGACTAATGATCTAAATCCAGGCACAAATAATACCTTGAAATTAGGCAAGGCTGGAAAACGTTTTGGAGAAATTCATCCTGGTGTTGTTAATGGTCAAGTAATAAATTCTGGTGATATTATCGCTGGCACAGCGAGTATGAACTTACGTGTTGGTAATATATTTTATGTTAGTAAAAACGGAAACGATTCAGCAGTAGGCGACAGTGTACAAGGTCCTATGCTTACTATTAAAGCGGCACTAGCAAGAGCTGATGCAAGTACACAAGGACCAGTTGAAATACATATATTTCCTGGAGAATACGAAGAAATATTTCCTTTAGAAATACCAACTAACGTAAGTATAGTTGGACATAACATGCGTGGTGTTATTATTAAACCAACAGCAGGAACAAATACAAATAACTGTTTCTTAATGAATGGCGAAACAACAGTCCAACATGTTACTATAAAAGATTTCTTTAGTCCAGGGCATGCATTTAGTTTTGCAACAGATACAGTAGTAACCTCGAGATCTCCCTATGTACAAAACGTATCAGTAATTACAGCAGGCAGTGTAACAAGTGCAAGCGATCCTAGAGGCTTTGCACAAGGCGATGCAGGTAAAGGCGCATTAGTTGACGGAGCAAATGTTTTAAGTGCTAGTCAAGAAGCAAGCATGCTATTCCATAGCGTTACATTTATCACACCTGGAGTTGATGCAATTACAATGACAAATGGTGTTAGAGTTGAATGGCTTAATTCTTTTACATACTTTGCTAACAGAGGATTATATGCTGTTAGAGGAGTAACTGGTCATTTAAGTACAGACGGATCAACAACACAATTTGGAGCTGAAATTAGATCAATAGGTTCAGCAAATGTTTACGGAAATTACGGAGCAGTAGCTGACGGTGCAGATACTATTATGTATCTAATACAACACAACTTTGGATATATCGGAAGTGGTAAATTCTTAGACAATGATCCAAGTAGAGCAATACAAGCTCAAGAAACAAGTGAGCTTAACAGTGGAAATATTTATTTTTCATCAACTGACCATTTAGGTAACTTTAGAGTTGGTGATCAATTTTTTGTTGACTTAGAAAGCGGCGAATCAAGTATTGTTATTACAGAAGCACAAGTAAATGCACTTAATGGTATTAATGTTACAACTGGTGGATCTACAAGTATTTTAAACGGCGCACAAGCATCAACAGGCAATCTTATAATCACAAATAATACATTGTTTAGTAGTCCAGGAAGTATTAATGTTGATAGTGCAGCAGGAATAATAAACTTTTTAGACAATACAAATGTTACTGGTAATGTTGTAATGTCAGGAGATTTTACAATCGGCGGCAGTGCAATAGGATTTGGTAATGATGCTAATGATACAATTAGTTTTGCACAAGAAATTGATCAAAATATCGTACCAGACATTAGTGGAGCATATAGTTTAGGACTTGCAAGTAAGACTTGGAAAAAGGCTTGGTTAAGTGCAGCACAATCTGATGATGTTTTAATACAAGATAATTTTATAACAACTACTGAAACAAATAACGATTTAGAATTTAGAGCTCAAAGCACTGGCGCGGTATTATTAGAAGATATAGCTGTAGATGAAAATAAACTTTTTACTAGAGCTGATGATTTAAATTTTACTACAAATACTAATTTTAACATAGCAACTACAGGATCAATTAAATTGCCTGCAGGTACAGACGGTCAAAGAATCAACGCTGATTCAACCGGAGCACCAGGAATAGGATCAATTAGGTACAGTACAGATTCAAATAGGTTTGAAGGCCAAACTGTTAATGCACCAATTACATTTAATGGTGTATTTTCATCAAACAGACTAACTAGCGTAACAGCTGATCCTACATCAAACAATATTAGATTTATAGTAAACGGAGCAGTAGATGCAATAGATTCTTCTACATTAATGGCAGATATAACAGGCGACAGTATCTTATTTGGAGCTCTTAGTGTAGATGATATAAAGCTAGATGGCAACACTATTTCAACAGAAGTATCAAATAGTAATTTACAATTTGCTATGCACGGTGATGGTAAATTTATACAAAAAGATTTAAAAATAAAAAATAATATTTTAGAAATTACCGACGGCGGCCCTATGACATTTGTAACAGATGACGGGTATTTTGCATTTAGAGGCGCATCTGGAATTGTTATGCCAAGCGGTGGCAATGACACTAGAGGTCCTAATCCACAAACGGGTGATACTAGATTTAATGCTAGAGCAGATGTAAAAGCTCTAGAAGTTTATGCTGGAGTAGACAACAAAGAAGGTGAATTCCAGGAATGGATTCCGGCTACAGGTGCTGGCGAAAGTGTTACTATAGAGTATCAAGAAGATCAGGTTAATATTTGGTCCATTGTACTAGGATAACCTAACTAAAATTTCAAATACAACTAAATACTATTAATGCAAAACAGCGACCATTGTTTTGCAGTTACAAACCGCGGTCAACCAGCGATAGAAGCATAATGCTTGAACAGGTTGGAGGCACAGGATGCCCGTATAAGGAGAAAAAATGGCTGTAGGTCGCATATCGGGTCCGTTACTTAAATCGAATCTAATCCGAAATGGAATAGATTTAGCTTTTGAAACAGATCTTTTATATCTAGATGTAAATAATCAGCGCATTGGTGTTAAGAACTCATCTCCCCAATACGATTTAGACATTACTGGTACAATGAGAAGTACTAATATTAATGTTGACAATAATTTAGACATAGCAAATATTAATATAACTGGTAATACAATCAGTACCTCAGAACAATATTTAAACTTAGGTACTCTTGATAACATTGTTTACCAAAACAAAGCAAGAATTGACGGCATTGACATTCAAGGTAATGTAATAAGCACCAACGATTCACATTCGAATTTAGAATTTAGACCAAACGGCACAGGTGAAGTTCATGTACATTCAGATATGAATGTTACAGGTAATATACATGCTACTGGTAATATTTCTGCAGACGGCGACATTGTAATTGGTGATGCTGATACTGATAGCATAACAATTAATGCAGAAATAGGAAGCGATCTTATTCCTGACCAAACTGATACTTTTAGTATAGGTGAAGTAGGAAAAATATGGAGCGAGGTTCATGCACAAACTTTATTTACTGGACAAATAAACACAACTGATTTATTTGTAAGTGGAATAGATCTTACTCTTAGACAAGGCAATTTAATTTATGTAAGTGAAAACGGCGACGATACACATTCAGGGACACATCCTCAGGATCCTGTTGCAACTATTAAACAAGGATTAAGTTTAGCAACAGCAGGCGATACAGTTTATATTACACCAGGAGTGTACACTGAAGTTTTTCCTTTAACAGTACCAGTTGGTGTTACACTTAAAGGTGCTGGTATTAGATCAGTTACAATACAACCAACAGCAGGTACAAATACTAATGATGCTATATTACTTAACGGTGAAACAACAGTTGAAGATTTAACAGTATCAGGATTTTTTAGTCCGGGTTATGCATTTAGATTTGCAAACAATATTACAGTTACGTCAAGGTCACCTTACGTAAAAAATATTACAGTTATTACAGCAGGTAGTGTAACAACAGCAGAAGATCCAAGAGGGTTCAATCAAGGAGATGCTGGTAGAGGTATTCTAGCTGACGGATCAGTAGCAAATGCATCAAGTAAAGAAGCAAGTATGTTGTTCCACAGTGTTACATTTATAACACCTGGAGTTGATGCTCTTACAGCAACAAACGGTGTGAGAATAGAATGGCTAAACTCATTTACATATTTTGCTAATAAAGGAATACACGCACTTGACGGTGCAACAGGTTTAAAAGGCGATGGTAAAACACGTATTAGACTTAGTGGAATAACAGGCACATTTAATGCTGCTGATACAGTTACATTTACATCAACTGATGCAAGTACTGTTGAAACTGTGACAGTTGAAAGTGTTGATAATGATATACTTGTTATTGACGGGAAGAATACAAACTTTATTGGGTTTGACACAACTCCGCAAAGTATTTCAAACGGCGCAGGTGCAACAGCAACAGTAATAGAAAATGTAGATTTAGCAGACTTTGGTGCAGAAATAAGAATGATTGGTTCTGCATGTGTATATGGTAACTTTGGCATTTACGGAGACGGTCCGGGTATTATTGTATATGCAATTGGACAAAACTTGGCATACATTGGTAACGGAAAAGAAGTTACTAACGATCCAGGAACAGTTATTCAAGCAAACGAAGTAGTTGAATTA